AAATCCTCGTGAGGATAACTGTTTAAGAATCATCTCTAAGTAATTTATACATGTTTCAAGATAGTCAATCTTCTGCTTGTTTTTCAACCACTCTTCATCAGCCCAGATGTAAGTGTTGATGTCAGTTTTAAGTACCTTATGATTGAATGGTTTCTCAGCATATACTTTGGCAGGTGCTTTACCTGAGTAGTATTCAAACTTTGCTTTGTATAGCATCCTGCCTTTGGTATCAGCATCGGATGCCATCAATTTAAAATGAGACCATATGTTTAAATATTTTTCATGGATGACTGTGCTCTTAAAGTTTTCAGTGTCTAGATCGTTTTGATCAACAACACAGTCTTCCTTCCACATATCACGAATTTGATCTAGATTCATTCCAGTGATTTCCTCCTGTTACCGTCAAGGTCTTGAATAGCATATGTGGTGTATCTTAACTCCACAGTTGCAGTTGCATATTCTGTACCATCTATTGTAGCATTAAATTCTAACCCACTCAATGATACTGGGAATACATCTTTGAAGTTGACAAAGAAGTTAGTTCTCATATTACTATTCATGACTGCTAGTGATGCGTCACAAGTTACGCTATAATCCTCTTCAAAGTCACCACGCTCTCCTAACATATCACCACCAGCAATAGATCGCATCCAGTTATGGATGATTAGATAGTTCTCTAAATCTTCATCTACTAGAAATGATAGGTTAAGTGGTTCATAGTTCAAACCCGAAGCATCGAATGGGATACTACGACCTAGAAAGGTCGGTGCTTCTACGGTGTTTAAACCTATACCAGGAATATTAGCGGATTGTGAAAAGTATGGTACCTTTGGAAACTGTTCCAGTAACATCTTAAATCCGATTGGTGACAGAAAATTTCTGTTCTCAATTTGTTTGGACCAGAGATCTGTCTGGTCCGCAATACCATATGTTGGCATGGGAGTATATCTATTTTAGATATTTATAGAAATACTCCTTATCTGTTGCGTTCTCTACAAGTAATTACAGTAATGTAAAGGCATCCTATACTAAGTGCTATTACAAACCATGTGAGTTGTCCTTGAACTGTTTCTCCAAATAGCATCTTAGTTCCCTCGGTTATGTTTCTTCGTTATACCAGAAGTCTTCCCAGTCTTCTTTGGTTGCCTCTTCGATATTAGGATTGGTTCCTTCGGGCAAAATGTCATCGATAAAATCTAAGTCTTTCATTGTCGATACTCGTTTAAAATATCTAGCATAGTATTATAAGCGGAATGAGCACCGCTATGCCAGTCTTGTGTATTAGTATCCTTAGTTTCTTTTTCGTAGAGTTTATTTTTCTCCTTGTATATTCTTGCCAGTAAATCAATTTTCAACATGGTGGACCTTGGCATGGGTGGCAAGTTCAGTATAAAACTATTTAACATAACTGTCATCCCAAATGGGGTTCTTTGTCTTGGTATAAGCATATACCCCTAGGCATAAAAAAGAGGGGTTTGACCCCCTCTGTTTATAATTTAAGGTTTATCCATTTCTTGTGTATTTAACCTACTGACGTTTGGTCGCCTCTCTTCGTCAGCAACGAAATCAATATTCATTGTCCTTCGTCTCTGGCGAGCCTGCTTAAACTGTTCCATCTTGACATGATCTACTGCGTTCTTGATTGCTTTGTAGGTTCCTGGTTCAACATCCCACTCACCATTCTCTGCTTTGATACAGTAAGTATCTGCTAGTTTTAGCAAGTGATCTAGTTTGGCATTGGAAACAACTGTGGTCGGACCTTTGGCCATAGTGCTCGGTGGTTCATTACCCCAATATTGTACCATAAAAAAAGGACCCCAGTGGGGTCCCTAAGAAATGTAAATTCGATTTACATGAGGTTGTCAACCAGCACACGACGGTAGTAGCGGTTAGCATTTGCAGTAAGAGCACCACTCCCCTGTGTTGTTCCTTCTGCGAATGGGTTAGCGACCATGCCGTAGCGGGTCTTGAAGCCGATCTTGGGCTGGAATGTGTCCTGACCAACGGCGCGAACCATTTGCAGGGGCACATAAGGGCAGTAGAAGAGTCCAGCATCATAGGCGCTAGAACCTTTATAACCAGCAACGTAGAAGTGACGATCACTTACGTTAGCGGAATAAGGGTCAACGTAGACCTTAATGCGACCGTTCAGGGTGCCTGCCAGTGTGCTGCTGTTGTCATCTGGAAGCAAGTTGCTGTTACCAGAGAGAGCAGGGGTGTAATCCAGAACACCTGCCATGGACAGTGCCGAAGCAACGTCAGCAGAACAGATGAGGATGTTACCCTTTCCACGACGAGTCTCGTGACCAATCGCGTTCATATCGCGTTCGATTTGGAAGAGGAGTCCTTTGAACTTCTCAACAGACCAGCGACCGTTGGAATCAACGTCGAGGTCAAATACGCCAGCAGTTGCTGTGTTGTTCTGAGCGCCAGGGCGAGCAATGCGATAGACGGTACGAACCACTTCGCGGTTGATCTCAGCCAGAACCTCTGTTGAGAGGATGTTGGCAAGCTCAGATTCAGCATCAAGACCATGAACTGCTTTCAGGTCTTGGGCGAGTTCGAGCGAATACTCTGCTTTCAGAGCGCGTGACTTGGCAGTCACAGTGACCTTCTCGATCGAGAAGTTCATTTCTGCGAAGGCGTTGCCAGCGGCATCGCCAAGTGCCTCACTCTCAGCAGTCGGCATACCGTCAGAGACGGTGTAGGTGCCGCTGTCGTTCAGCAGACCAGGGTTGCTTCCGCTCTGAGCGGTGCGACCGAGATCAGATGCTGCGTTCTCAGCAGAGAACTCTGTGTCGGCTTCGTTGAAGAAGGACTCAGCGCCAGCGGTACGGTTTGTGCCATAGCGTGAACGCATGGCAAAGATGAGACCAGTAGGTCCAGTCATCGGTTGAACGCCAGCGATATCATAGGCGATCAACTTAGGCATGGAGCGTCTGATCAGACTGATCAGAACGGGGTCGAAACCTGCAACAGGACCTGTGGCGGTGCTGCTACCAGAGAAACCAGCGGTGCCAGCAGACATCGTAGGTGAGGCTTCGTTAAGAATGCCTGCTTCCTCTTTAAGGAACTTTTCTTGGTTTTCGAGCAGGATGGAGGTGACGGCCTTTCTGTACTTATCAGAGATGTTAGAGATCTCAGAGTGTTCCAGAATAGGTGCCCACTTCTCCTGCAAAGATTCGGAATTGAACATTTGCTTTAAATACTGTTATAGGGTTTAGTGTGGATCCTTAATTTATCACTTAGCCCAGCGGGAAAGTGCTTGGACGTAGTGGGACATTGCCTCACCTACGACCTCGTTCTCAACCTGAACGTCTTCGGTGACAGTAGTCACTTCGGGTTTGGTAGAGAAATACGACTCACGGAGGGTCGTAACCTTCCCACGGAAGGATTCTTCATCATCAAACTCAACTCCCTCAGCAAGAGATGCCAACTTTTCACGTTGTGAAAGTGACAGTCCTTCGCTCAGTTCGCTCACAATCCCATTCTTGATATAACCGCCAACCTCTTTCGAGAGGTCAACGTTCTCTTCGATCTGTTCGTTGAGTTTAGTCTGCATAATATCAAGTTGCTCGGTCATTTCGTCAACCAAGTCAACTTTCTCATCGGGAAGATCAATGAAATTCTCGACGAAAACCTGTTTGAGACCAGTCAGAACACTCTCTGCCATTTCGGTTTTGATGCCGTGCTCAATGGCGAGCGTGTTGTCCTTAGCCCACTTGCTGACAGCAAACGACAGATACTCATCTACCTGTTCAGCAAGTTGTGCTTTGACGGTTTCAATTTCTTCTTCTAGAACCTTAGCGTAATCCTGATGGATACGACCAAGTTCTTCATTCAAGCGGGAAACAACTGCCGCTTCAAAAATGGTTGCTGCTTTCTCTTTGAACTCTTCGCTCAGGTCTTCACCTTCGGTAAGAGCAGCAACATCAGCAGAAAGGTCGATAGTCATTGTTTCGACTTCTTCCTCAGCAATCACTTCTTCACCTTCTGCCTCAGCATCTTCCTTCTTAATGGAAGCGCCTTGGGATGCAGAAGCATCAGAAGGTTTTGTAGTGGGAGCAGAAGCACTCTTGGCGACTACCTTATACTTGTTGCTCTCATCATCGGGCTTGCTGTTCTGGGGAGTAGGACCACCCAGATCTTGTACGCCACCGAGACCGCTGCCTTCATCAGACAGTTTACCCTGAGGGTCAGCTGCCTTAGCGCCAGCAGTTACGCTCGATTCATCTAGTGTTGTTTCAATCTTGTCAGACATTTCGGTCTCCTTAGTGCTACGAATTGAGTGATTGCTTCTAATTATTTATGATTAAAGATTTTTCAGAAAATCTGAAAATGCGGAAATCTTTCTTTCAGTCAATTGACTAGCCGCAGCATTGTCAATTCTTTTCTTAATTTGGTCGATTTCTGACTCTGCAACAGAACCATTTGCCCAAACCCATTCCTTTCCTTCCATAATGCCATTAACAAATGCATCAGGAGCAGAAGGATCAGCAACAATATCAGCAGCAGTAGCAAGCATAAAATCCTCACCAACTACCTTGACACCATTTTGTTCTCTGATAGAACCCAGACCGCGTGAGGAAACTCCCAACTTGACACCTTCGTCAAGCAATTGCTTGGCGATTTTACCCATAGGAGTTTCTAGAAGTCTTGCTTTACCAACAAAATTATTACCTTCTCTTCTCAGAGATGTAATAAGATGAGAAGCACGATCGAGATTAATACTAGGACCATCGGGATGACCCAGTTCGCCAAGAGCGCGACCAGTTCCTACATAATTCTCGTTGTACTTAGCAACCTCACGTTCCATGATAGACATGGGATACATGCGACCATTACGGTTTGTGATGTCGGCTTGAAGAAATACACCTTCAATAAAGGTGTTACGCTTCCCGTTCTTACCTTCGGTAATTACGATTTTAGCGTCTTCAATTTTCTCCGTTATCAGTTTCATCAGTAGGTTCCTCTTCTGTTTGGTCTGGGGGTACAGCGTCTTCTGGTTGCTCAGTATTCTCAGGACCTTCTTCTGGTACTGCGAACATTGCTTTACCAACCTCTTTCTTAATGTCGCCAATCTTATCGAGAGCGAGTGCTTTCATTTGGTTGTCAACATAATCAGAAAGATCTTTCTGACCAGCAAACAATGCATTAACGATATCAAGTGAAGGTTGGGAAGGCATAATGTTAATTAATACTATTACTATTTAGATGTTTCCTTTTTCGTAATCTTTTGGATCTAGTCCTTGCTCTTCCTTTACCTCAGGTTCGGGAGGCATTAAAGACATTTCCATTTGCATTTTTTCCATCTGCTGCATCTCAGCAGGAGATACAATCAACCCTGCATCAACTTCTTGCTGCATCTGTTTGTCGATTTCTTGGAACTCAGCATCAGATTGCCTGAGAATGTTGCGGCGTAGATATTCAAGAGAGAAATATTTGCCTGCATAAGGATCCATTTGTTGAAGAAGTGCGAGACGTTCTGTCATCACCTCCTTCTCTTTCATCTCAGCAAAGTAGTTATCAGCGATAAAACTATACTGGATGTGCTCTTTCATATCATCCCACTCATCAAGTGTGATGACACCTTTGAGAACAAGTTGAGTTCTCAGAAGATCGCTAAAAAGGTCACTGAACTTTTTGCGAAGTCGTGTGACAAACTTCTGGAACTTAACTTCGTCTCTTGTGATTTCGGCACTACGACCGACATTGAAACTGCTTTCAGATTCCAATCTAGACTCTGGGACATTCAGAGATCTATACAGTTTCTTCTGGAAATACTTAACGTCTTCCAGTTCACCGAGGTTTTGCCCGCCAGGGAGGGTAGTAATTTCTGTGCCGCGCCCGCCCTCGCGTCTTGGAAGCCAGAAGTCCTCCAACATAGACATAAATTTCTTATCGTCACGAATCTCGCCAGTATCAGCGTTGTATACCAACTTGTTACGATAGCGAGACATCACTTCACGTAGGTACTGCTCTGCCTTTTGCTTAGGAAGATTACCAACATCAATATAAAAGATGCGCCGTTCGGGTGCTCTGGACAGACGATAAATGACCAGAGAGTCCTCAATCATTCTAAGTTGATTGAGTGCCTTAATTGCTTTGTGAAGATGGGACAGTACATAGTTGCGCTGCATATCCAACTGACCAGAGTGGCAGTATGTGATAGCATCTGGGGCAACTTTGATCCCATTGTTCTCATAACCCTTCAAACCTTTGGGTGAGTAGATATAATACTCAATCGATTTAGGAACAATCGATGTAATTTGTGGGTCAATGAGTTGCGCTCGATCCTTAGGTTTGTCAAATTCAACAACCTTTTTGATCTTACGTGGATCGATATACCTTAACTCTGTAATTCCAGCAGTAGGATTCTTAGTATCGATCATCTTATGATAGAACAAGCGTCCATCGATATACCATCGACGGAAGATATCATACGCTTTCCTATCAAAATCTAGAAGAACTAGAACATTAACGAACTCTTCTCGGATTCTGTTTTTCAGAGTCTGAGAGACTTTTAGGTGTTGGAGGTCAATATCCACGGGGTGATCATTTAGATCCCCAGCAATCGCTTCGTTGACTACATCATTAATAGCAGCATCCGCTTCGGGATGCAAAGACATCTCACGATATCTACCAATCAAATCTGCTTCGCTTGCTTTGTTAGCAGCGTCACCCATCTCAACATATTGTCCAAAATGCCCACCTGCTGAAATAGGTTGGGCAGCATCGTCTGATTCTTTACGAACAAAAGAAGGACCAGATGTCTGACCCTTCTTTCTGTCTAACGAATAACCAAATAGTTGAGACATCAAATGAAAGTAATTACTTCAAATACTATTTAGCAGTTTCAATTAGAGACATTATCAGCTGCGGCCCCTGCCACGCTTATTGCGGTTGCGACCGCGATTTGGTCTACGACCATTAGACATGTTAGAGTCATCAGTTTTCTCCCAGTATTGAACCTGGAATTCAACTGTGTACTCCTCAGCGGTATCATTACTATCCCATGCAAGATCAATTGCAGAGATATTAGAAGGCCAGATACCTTCAAATCTGTATGAACCGTTAGAAGCACCCTGTCTATCTAGGTGATCGACAACTGCGCTCGCCTGATAATCACCAATCGTTTCAGCACCCTGATAGTTATACTGATTGTACTGCATGTGCTCAGCCCATCTCTCGAAGTGCTCACGCAATTGCATGGACTCTTCGTTCATGATAGTGACCGTCCATGGTTCAAACGTTCTGTCACCAGCGATCTTCAATTGACGACCACGGAAAGGAACTTCAACCACACCGATAGTAGATGCAGGCAAGTTTGCTGCCTTCACCAAGAAAGTGGACTTTTCAGGAAAGTAACTATTACCACTTCTTCTTTCTCCTCTACCTTTTTTGTTGCCACCGCGTGGTGACTCGTTACCATCAAATAATGGGAACTGAATAGTAACTTGGAATAGATTAGGTCTTGATAGTTCCTGAATTCTTTCTCTGAAATTTATAATGGAAGCAGCAGATTCTACCTGGTTTCTGGAACTTGGATTCCTGCGCTTATTAGTTTGTCTAATTGG